CCCTGCGCGTCATATACCCTGAAGGGGGAATAATCGGCTCGCCCACAAATCACACAAATTTTATTAGTCATAGTCTGCCTTCTTTCGAGTAGCGAGCCGAAGCTCGCGGTCAAGGTGGAGTCTCGCACGATGCGAGACTCCGGAACGTATCAACTAGAAACCGCCGGTTAACTTGACATGCCAGACAATCTCCGTCTGTAGCAGCTCTTCCGACACGTCTTCGGACCACACAACGAAAGTAACACCTTCACGCACGAGCTGAGAAACAAACTGCGCAAGAGATACAAAGTTGTCGAGGGTAATCGTTCGATCGTTCTTCATGAGCGGCCGCCCTTCAGCGCATCGACCACTACACGCGCGCGGTCGAATGATTCCCGATGGGTAAGGCTCGCCTCAGCCTCACGCATTGCGCGAGCTGCCAGGCAGATGTCTGTGACGCGGATGCTGTTCTGGATGTATGCGATTTCGTTGGGGGTCATGTCTGTCACCTTTGGTAGTGGCAGCGAGCGCGCTGCGGTCGACTCCTGTAGTCTCTCACGTGTAGCATCAGCCCGTCAAGCATTATTTGCATCCCTCTGCACAATAGAAGGAACGACTTACTATGGTAATTGTTAGCACTCCTAAGTGTGCGGTTCTGACACACTCAACATGGTGTGTAATTCTTACACAGTGCCGTGGACGCGACAGATCAGCGGAGTGCGCGCCCGCGAAGAGCATAGACCGTGCCATGTCTCCCATCGTCGTGAACATAGGGGGTATGCCCTACTGCCTAGGTCTAGGGTGGATGCCCTACGTGTGCCACCCGGCGGCTATGGGGCGATTGCCCAAACGGGGATCCAGATCCGAATCGCTTTTGGGATCGGGTTCCCCCCTGTATATCTCGTTATCTCCCGCGACCTGTGGAAAGCACTTGGATACTACACGCTCTGGGGGTTTGTGCCTGGCGGGAGGTCTGGCCTTCTGCTCTTCTTTGCCTTGTCTCTTGCCCTTCCTTCGGAAGGACAACCAGAGGAAAGGGAAGAGTGAGTGGGTACGGCTCTCCCAAGGTTGGGAAAGCCAGACCCGGAAAGACAACCGTCGGATGAGGGCGTCGTTGGGGTAGATGGGGCACAGGGGTTTGCCCATCCTCGTCCAGACTTATAGTAGGAACACCTGCCTACCCCGCATCGGCTCTAGTCGTATCGGGCTGTTGATGCGCTTGTCCGTGTCAGGGATGCGCCAGTCCGGCTCCCACCGTGAGGACTTGATGCACTGGTAATCCTCAGTTCGTCCATCACGTCGCCAGCGGTTGACCCTCCCGACGTGATACACGGATCGTAGATCACCACAGACACGACTGCAAACAAAATCACGTCAAAATATGATACAAAGAGGGCTATGGCGATGAATCTGCCGAAGACGCCGTATGCAGGCGGGGCGTATAAGCCGAAGACGCGGAAGCGTCGGGTGTCCGATGATGCGGTCAAGTACCGCAAGCCCATTATTTTGCGCGAAAAGCAGGAACTGCTCGCGGCCTGGAAGATGGCCGTGTCGAAGCGGTTTGACCGACTGGTCGAAGCGCAGTTGACGGCGGCAGAGGGCGTGACCCACATGCAGGCGCGAGACGCGCAGGGTAAGTGGCAGACGATTGTGGACCCCGAGTTGATGTCGGAGAAGCTGGAGGAAGGCGAACAGGCGTATCGACTCAGCGCCATTGCCCCATCAGCGCCGATTCTGAAGGACATCATGGACCGGATGTTTGGGCAAGCGCGGCAGAGTCTGGATCTGGATGTCACCTCGACGCCCACCGCCAGCCTGACGGACGCCGAACTGAAGGCCAACATGGCGGCACTGCTCAAAAAACTCCAAGACTAATGCCGAGGTTGCGCGACTTGTTGTCGTATGTGCAAGACGGCGTGTCGTCTCCGCGTACCGTGACGCCAGCGCCCTATGATTACGAAGGGCTAGTTGCCAACAAACAAGGCGCAATTAAAAACAGCCAACAACTCACGCGGCCTCCGTCAACCACACCGAGACGTGTCACCATTGATGATCCGTCTGGGGCATTGACGGGAAAATTTGATACGGCGTTGCTGAACGACATCAACACATCGGCGCGAATGCACGGAGTTGACCCGTATGTGGCGTTGGCGGTTGCAGCCCAAGAGTCTGCGTTTAAAACAACGAATCCAATGGGATATTTCCCAGCAGGCAAGTTTGTCAACAACACGTTTGTGACAAACGACGACCCTGAAATAGGGCTGTCTACGAACACACCACTGGATGTTCGTCGCATGATCAACATCGACGCATCAATGCGCCGGTTAAAAGACAAAACGGCACGTCAGACTGAACGCACACCAGACGATGCGGCATTAATTCTTCAAAGCTATAACGGCATGGGACGTGTGCCGAATCCTTTGCGAAGAGGGAGCGATGGTCGCGAACGCATGGTGGGCAGATACGGCGGCCAAACGCAAAAGATGGTAGGACGTGTAGACAAACCGTACGGGAAACGCATCCTTGAAATTGTGTCGATGTTGAAGCAACAACCGGATGTTGTGGACATCGTCAAGCAATACCAGCCGACAACAACCACGTTGCGAAACTTGCTACCGTCTGATGGACAAGACTAATGCCGCTGACGCTCGATGAACAGGCACTGTATCAGCGACTGATGGACGAGGCGGCTCGTCGGTCGAGTGCGCGGTTTACGACGTTTTTTGCCGACAGTGGCCCCACGGCCCGTGTCTTGTATCCACGCCACTTGGAGTTCTTTGCCCAAGGCAAGGTCTTCAAGGAACGGCTGTTTATGGCCGCGAATCGGGTCGGCAAATCAGAAGCGGGCGCGTACGAACTGACCTGTCACCTCACCGGCCTGTATCCAGCCTGGTGGGCGGGCCGTCGGTTTGACACGCCGGTTGAATGCTGGGCAGTCGGCACCAACAGCCAGACCACCCGCGACATTGTGCAAGCCAAGCTGCTGGGGTCCGTGCAACTGCCCGGCACCGGCATGATTCCGGCACACTTGATTCTGTCCACCATTAGCTCACGCGGTCTGCCCGGGGCGCTGGAAGGCGCGGTCATCAAGCACAGTAGCGGCGGGTCCAGCCTGCTGGGGTTGAAGACCTACGAGCAGGGCCGACCGAGCTTTGAAGGCACCTCCAAGCATGTCATCTGGTGCGACGAAGAACCCCCGGCGGATTGCTACACGGAAATGTTGTACCGCACGGTGACCACCAAGGGCATCGTGATGGTGACGTTTACCCCGCTGCAAGGCATGAGTGCGGTCGTCAAAGGCTTCCTGGAGCCGGAAACAGACGCCTCGGCGGAGTTCAAGACGTTCATCCAAGCGGGATGGAAGGATGTGCCGCATCTGGATGTGGACGAGCGTCGAGCCTTGATGGCAACGACACCGCCCTACCAGATTGCGGCACGGACCGAAGGCGAACCGAGTCTCGGCTCTGGCGCGATTTACCCCATCAGCGAGAAGGACATCCTCGTCCCGACGGCGGAGATTCCCGAGACATGGCGACGAGTCTACGCCATGGACGTAGGCTGGAACCGGACGGCGGTGATTTGGGGCGCACAAGACCCCGGCTCTGGGCAGATTGTGCTGTACGACGAGCATTATCAGGGGCAGGGCGAACCGGCCAGTCACGCCGAAGCCATTAAGGCGCGTGGCGAGTGGATGTCTGGCGTCATTGACCCGGCGTCGTCAGGCAGCAGCCAGATTGACGGACGGACGCTCATCCAGATTTACGGACGGCTGGGCTTAAAGCTGGACCCGGCAGTCAACGCCGTGGAAGCGGGCATTACCGAGACGTGGAACCTGCTGGTGTCTGGGCGGCTGAAGGTGCAGGAGCATCTCCGCAACTGGCGCAGCGAGTTCCGCAAGTATCATCGAGACGAGCAGGGCAAGATTGTCAAAAGCGGCGACCACTTGATGGACGCCACGCGGTATCTGATTATTTCGGGCCGGTCGCAGATGCGGGTGCCGCCGACTCCGTCTTCTCGCCCCTCCCGGGCGTGGGCGCAAAGCTCGAGCTGGATGGCGCACTAAGTCATGGCATATACCGACGACCTGAAGCAGGCACTCGACCGGTTTAAGATTGGCTCTGACGCGGACGTGGACCAGCGTCACCGCGAGGTCGATGCGCTGCGCTTTCAGGTGCCCGACCTGTGCTGGCCGACCGATGTCAAAGACCAGCGCAAACCGCAACTGATTGGCGGGGTCGCCATTCCGCAGCGTCCGATGCTCAGTATCCCCAGCTTGGACCATCCAATCCAGTTGGTGTTAAACGCCGAGAAAGCCGCGCATCTGGGTGTCAATGTGCATCCGCTGTCGGACGAAGCCAGCGATGACACCGCTGAAATCATTCAGGGGCTGTATCGGCGCATTGAAGTAGAAAGCCGAGCGGGACTGGCGCGAAGCTGGGCGTTTGAACGCGCCGTCAAGGCCGGACGTGGCTATTACCGTGTTATTACCGAGCCAGACCCGGACAGCGACGACGCCTTTGACCAGCGCATTCTCATTAAACGCATTCTCCAGCAGGGCAGTGTGGTGCTGGACCCGTTCTCACAGGAACCGGACTACTCGGATGGGCAGTGGGCGTTTCTGACGAACGACATGCCGTGGGAAACCTATAAGCGCCGGTATCCCAACAGCCAGATGGCGAGTTACACCGAGGAAGAACTGTCTACCATCGGGACGACGACGCAGCATTGGGTGTCTGGCAGTGAAGGTGCGGCCCGTGCCGTGCGTGTGGCGGAGTATTACCGGCTGGAGTACGAGACGAGCCGCAAGGTGCTGCTTGATGACGGGTCGGAGTCGATGGACGACGACATCCCGGAGGGTCGAACCGCCAGAACGGGTGCCGACGCTCGCACCAAAGTCGAGAAGAAACCTATTCTGTACTGGTCCACCATCAACGCCATTGAGGAGTTGGAACCGAAGCAGGCGATGGACGGGCGCTACATCCCGATTATCCCGGTGGTGGGGCGCGAACTGATCCCGTTTGAAGCCGAACGTCGTTGGGTCGGCATGATTGAGCCAAACAAGGACGCCGTGCGTCTGCTCAACTACAGCGCGTCCAGTGCCGTCGAAATGGCAAGCCTCGAAACCAAAGCGCCGTACACGATGGTGGAAGGGCAGGAAGAAGGCCACGAGCAAGAGTGGCAACTCGCCAATGTTCGCAACTTCCCGTATCTGCGCTACCGCAACGTCAGTCTGAACGGGACACCTGCGCCCCCGCCGCAACGCACCCAGGTGGATACGTCGCGTCTGGGTCCGAGCATGTTGCTGTTGCAGCAAGCGCGGGAGTTTATCCATGAAGGCACGGGCGCGTATGAGTCAGCACTGGGGCAGCAGGCCACGAATGCCAAGAGCGGTCGCGCCGTGCTGGCGCTCCAGAACCAGCACACGGCTGGGTCGAGTCATTTCCTCGACAATCTGGCGGAAATCAGCCTGACGTACGAAGCCAAGGTTGTCCTGGACCTGATTCCCTTTATCTATGACCGGCCCGGTCGCGTGGCGCGTATTCTGGACCGCGAAGACAACGCCAAGACGGTCATGCTGAACCAGCCGTTCACGATGAACCCGCAGACCAAGCGCCCGATGGCCGTCAATGCCACGCAGCCGCCACCAGCGGCCCCGCAGATGGGCATGGGGATGCCGCCGCAAGGCCCGCCGATGGGAATGCCCGGAGCGCCGTCCGCGCCTCCGCCGCGTCCGCAAGGCAAGGTGCTGAATTACGACCTGAAGAAGGGCCGCTACGGCGTCGTGGTGAGCATCGGCAAGTCGTACAAGAGCCGCAACGAAGAAGGCGCGGACGAGATGGGCAATCTGTTCCAAGCGAACCCGAGCTTGTTCCCGATTCTGGGCGACATCTACTTGAAGTTCCGCGACTTCCCCGGCCACCTGGAAGCCGCCGAGCGCGTCAAGAAGATGCTGCCGCCACCGCTGCAAGCCAAGGACAACGGCCCTGATCCGCAGCAGTTGCAGCAACAGTTGCAGCAAGCCGGGCAGATGGTTGAGCAGTTGACCAAGGCGCTAGACGAAAAGACCAAGTTGCTGGAGATGGACGGACAGAAACTCCAGATGCAGGCGCAAACGGCACAGAGCGACCAGCAGGCCAAGCTGGAAATCGAGCGGATGCGGAACGAGACGCAACTCGCCATCACCGAGATGAAGATTCGCGCCGATGAAGCCACCGCGATGCTCCACGCGCAAGTGTCGCGTGAAGAACTGACGTTGACGCAGCGGCACCAGCAGGAAATGGCCGCGCTGCAAGCTAATCACGCGCAGGAACAGTCGGCACAGACGCACATCCAAGACCAGCAAGCCTCGGACCGCGAGATGGCGCATGAGATGGGCGAAGACATGGCCCCGGGCGGCAAAGACGACACGCCGGAGGATAGGTAATGCCGACGATGCGAGATTTGTTGATGCGGGTGCGCAATGAGCGAGGCGAACCCGTGCCCGAAAAAGACGAGCCGAGGCCGCGCATACGCGTGGATGGACAGGGCGCGTCTATGTCCGGCAACGCCGGGCCTATAGGGATATCTATCAGCAAATATAAAGGCGCGCCTGTTGAAGGCGATATCACGGTGCCTGCGGGCAAGGGGTCCGTGCAATTTGGCCGCGACGGCTCGGGTCGGTTTATTCGGGCTACGCAACGCATTGGCCGCGTGGACGTAGACGCCGGATACGACAACGAACGCGGCGCGTACGTTGAAAGCCGACGGACGTTGCGATGGGGCAACAAATAACCATGCCCCAAAAAGGCAAAACAGTCTGCCCGTATTGCGATTCTGCGGACACGGAGCAGGACGGCGCGTTGTCTGTGTGTAATTGTTGTGCGCGAGCGTGGCTGGGGCATAACCCTGTGCCAAAAAAAAGCACCGTTCCAGAAAGCGAGACGCCATGAGTGCCGCGTGGACGCGCAAGGAAGGCAAGAACCCCGAAGGCGGTCTGAATGCCAAGGGGAGAGCGTCGTATCACGCCGAAACGGGCGGGACGCTTCGCGCACCGGTCAAATCTGGCGATAATCCACGCCGGTCCAGTTTTCTGGCCCGGATGGGCAACATGTTGGGACCCATGACGGAACCGGACGGTGACCCGACGCGGTTGGCGCTGTCGCTGCAAGCTTGGGGCGCATCGAGCAAAGAGGATGCACGGGCCAAATCCAAGGCCATTCAAGCGCGGAACAAGAAATAATTACCTATTTGACATACAATGCTGGCACGTTCCAACTATTGGGCAGTTACCCTACGTAGAGGTTTATGACGACAGACGCAGGACAGGTGACGGACGGCGATATCACCATCGACAGCAACCATGAGACTGCCGAGCAGATTAGTGCGGCCTTTGACACGGACGACGCGCCCGTTGCTGAGACTGCGCCTGCCGAACCGGCTGCGCCTGTTGAGAAACGCCAGAACCGCCGCGAAAGCGCAACTGAAGCGGTGTCGTCGGCTGTCGGCAAGCAACGCGCTGCGGAACGCCGCGCCGAAGCCGCAGAGGCTCGCATTGCGGAACTGTCGCGTCAGCCGGAGCCAGAACCGGAGCCTGCGCCTGCCCCTGGCAGCGAATGGGCACGGTTTAAGGCCATGCCCGGTGTGCCGACCGTGGACCAGTTTGACGCCTACGAAGATTACTCGATGGCGATGGCGACCTTTGTCTCGGATGTCCGCGACGAAGAACGCCAGACGCAGCGACAGGAACGCGACGAGCAGTCCCGCGTCCAGCGGTATCAGACCGGTCTGGATACTGCATGGACCGACCGGTTGACGGCGGCGCGTGACAAGAACCCGAACTTGGATGCGGAACTCAACCCCGACACGCCGATGAGCTTGCCCATGCAACATCTGGTCAAGGACTCGCCGTTGGGCATTGAGTTGCTGCAATGGCTCTCGGCGCATCCCGACGAATCTCAGCGACTCTCCACGCTGCACCCGGCAGAAACCTACCGGGAAATGGGGAAACTTGAAGGCCGACTCGAAGCTGCTTCTTCTCCTCGCGGCCCAGCTCGTGTCGTCAGTTCTGCGAAAGCGCCCATCAAGCCGCTGGGTACTTCGCCCCCCGTATCTGACCCGTTTGAAATCACCGACGACTTGTCGATGGACGAACATTTCCGTCGCATGAACGCCGTGGATCGGCAAGCGGGTCGTCTGTAGCACAGGATTACCCTTCATGGCTAATACGCTCGCAACCCCCTCGTGGACGACTAAGGAAGTCGCCCGAGGTTTCATCAACAAGCTGGTGTTCCTCGCGAACGTCAACCGCACGTACGACTCGCAGTACGAAATTGCTGGCGCGAAAGTCGGCAATACCGTCAATGCGCGTCTGCCCCAGCGTTTTACGGTGACTGACGGACAGGCTCTCCAGCTTCAGAACCTGTACGACCAGACGGTGCCGATTTCGCTGACCAACCAGAAGAACGTGGCGTTTGGCTATTCCAGCCAGCAGGCCACGACCGAACTCGACAACATCCGCGCACGGTATGTCGAGCCGGGGTCCGAAGCGCTGGCGAACGCGGCTGAAGTGCTGGCGTTCAACGCGGTGTATCGCGACATCTACAGCGCCGTGGGCACTCCCGGCACCACGCCGAGCGCGACCTTGACCTACCTTCAGGCAGGCGTGAAGCTGACTGACCTTTCGACCCCGCTGAAGGGCCGTGTGGCCGTGCTGGACCCGCTCGCCATGTCCACGCTGGCCAACACCACCAGCAGCCTGTTCAACCCCACGGCCATCATCTCGGAGAACTACGAAGAAGGCATGTTTGGGCGTCGTCAGCTTGGCGTGGATAAGTGGCTGCAAGACCCGGTGCGTCCGACGCACACCACTGGCACGTTCACCGCCTCGACACCGCTGGTGAATGGCGCAAGCCAGACCGGCAGTGTCCTGATCACGGATGGCTGGGCGTCAAGCGCGGCCACGCTCAAGAAGGGTGACATCTTCACGATTGCGGGCGTCAACTCGGTCAACCCGCTGTCCTACTCGTCCACCGGTCGTCTCCAGCAGTTTGTGGTCACGGCGGATACGACGTCGTCGGGTGTCAATATGGCGACCCTGCCGATCAGCCCGTCGATTGTGACTTCGGGTCAGTTGCAGACGGTGGATGCGTCACCGGTGGACAACGCGGTCATTACCGTGCTGGGAGCCACGTCGCCCGCTGGCGGGACGCTGGCGACCACCCTGTCGCCCCAGTCGTTTGTGTATCACCCGGACGCTTTTGCGTTCGTCATGGCCGACCTGATGAAGCCCGGTGCGGGCGCAGAATCGACCACGGTGCGGAGCAAGGCGCTTGGCTTCTCGATCCGCATGGTCGAGCAGTACCAGATTGGCACGGACCAGAACCCGAGCCGTCTCGACATTCTCATTGGTGCGGCAACGATTCAGGCGCGCCTCGCAGCGCGGGTGTGGGGTTAAGTTATGGCTTTGGTAAACACGACACTGGCGGCGGCGGTTTCCATTACGGACAACGTCATCGTGGTGGCGTCGTCCACGTCGCTGGCAGCAAACCGCATCATCAAGATTGACGGCGAGTACCTGAAGATCAATCAGGCATACGTCAGCGGCACGACCGTGGGCGTCCTTCGTGGGCAGGAAGGCTCGGTTACGGCGGCGCACCAGAGTGGCGCGAGCGTCATGACGGCGCTGTCGTCGGATCTGGCAGCGGCTCCCGCGTCGCTCAACGAATCGGTGCTGTATGCCGGTCAGATGTCGGTCACGACCACCTCGTATAGCGCGGCTGGCGCGATTGCGTTTGGTCTGTCGCAGTGGACGGTGGCCATTATCAACGGCACGTCGGCGCTGGCGATGACGATTGCCAATCCGACCTTGGACCAGGATGGTTCCTATCTGCACATTGTGGCTAACGGCAAGGCCGCGCATACCGTCACCTACACGGCTGGTCTGGGCAACGGCGGGGCGACCTTTGACGTGGGCACGTTCTCGGCTTCGCTGTTGATGTCGTCGCTGCTGGTGGCCTGCAACGGCTTCTGGGTTAGCGTCGGCCCAACCAGTGCCACGGCATTGGCTGGTTCGCCCACCTGGGCGTAACACTCCGCGAGGGGGGCCGCAGTCTGCGGCTCCCTTCTTTCCTTTTGAGGGCATATGGCAGTTATTCTCAACCCAGACAGCGAAATCTCTCGCGAAATGCATCAGTGGAACACCCAGAAGCAACACGGCGGCAAGAACGCCAACGGCTTTGAACCGTTCCCGACCATGCTCTACAAGGCGTTTGCCCGTGACAACGGCAAGGTCATGTGTGGCGACCCGTTGGCGGCAGTGGGCGACCCGGTGGGCGAAGCGTTTTCGCGGTCCTGTCAGTTGATTGTCCAGAACGAGTACGAGCGCGACAATGCCGTCAAAGCTGGCTGGGCGCTGGGTCCAGACCTGGCGATGGCACAGTACGAGCGCGAGATGCTAAATATTGCCGAAGTGACGGCACGGCGGCACTATGCCGATCAGGGCATGGGCGAACTGGCCCGTGCCGAAGCCACACAGGCAGACAACGCCACGCATGAACAGGTGCCGGCGGTCCCGGTGAAGCGCAAGGCCGGTCGTCCGCGAAAGGTCGTCTAAATGGCGCAACTGAGCAATACCTACAACCGCGCTGTGGTAGTGACCGCAAGCAACACGGTCAATTTTGACGGCAGCACGTATGCGGCAAACTCGTTAACCAAGCCTATCCCTGCGGCCGCTATTTTTGTGGGCGGGGCGGGGGTGGTGGTTCCGGTGTTTGAGGATGGGTCCACCGCACCATTTACGGTGTTGGCTGGCGACATTCTGCCGCTGAAGTGCATTCGCGTGAACAGCACGGCTACGACCGCGACGTTAATGAACGCGCTCTACCAGGTGTAACCGTCTATGACCGTCAGCGAACTGATCACGGCGTCAATGCAGGATTTGCGTATTCTGCAAGTCGGGGAGACGGCGTCCGCGAATGATGCGGCGTATGCGTTGGCGCGTCTGAACGACTGGATCAATAGCATGGCGACCGAAGGGCTGACCATCTACGGCCAAGCGCGAACGGTCTGGACGATTACCGGGGCCACCAACTACACGATTGGTCCCGGCGGCACCATCGCCTGCGCGCGTCCAACCGGACCGATGGGTATCACAAACATTGCGTTCCAAGACACCAGCGTCAGTCCGACCATCGAATACAACCTGGGCACCGCGCTCACCGAAGACGCATGGGCGGGCATCGCCCAGAAGGGGTTGACCTCGGTGTATCCGCAAGCGGCGTATTACAACGCCGTGTTCAACGCGGGACTCGGGTTGATCTACCTGTGGCCGTTGCCAACTAGTACGACGTTGCAGGGCGTCATCTATACGCCTGTCCCGGTGTCGGAGTTTACGGCGATTACGGACACCATCAGTTTGCCGCCGGGGTACCGCCGTTTCCTGCGGACGAATCTGGCAAAAGAGATTGCGGCAGCGTTTGACGCCCTGCTGACGCCGGATTTGCAGCAAGCCGCGATGGAGAGCAAGGCCGACATCAAACGCGCCAACCAACGCTTGAGTGACCTGTCAAGCGGCGTGGCGGGTCTGTTGTTTGGGGGCGCAGGACCACACTACAACATCTACTCGGACACGTAATATGGGCCAGTATCCGGGGTTTGTGTACGGGTCGAACGAGTCGCAGAGTCCGTGGGCGGACCTCGAACGGACGATGAATTGGTATCCCGAACCGATTCAGGCGGCGGCGTCTCCGTATTCCGCTGCGCTGTATCCGTGTCCGGGTCAAGAGGACTACGTCACGGTCAGTGACATCAACTGCCGCGCCTTGTTTGCGATGGCGGGACGGTGCTACGCCGTCATGGGGTCGCACGTTTACAAAGTGCTGGACACCAACAGCGCCTCGATTGTCACGGGCGGCACGGTCGCGAATGACCCGGACATGGCGAGCATTGCCAGCAACGGCGCGGCAGGCGGAGAACTGCTCATTGCGTCTGGTGGCAACGGGTATCTGTTGAACATCGCGACCAACACGCTCTCGGCGGTGGCGAATCTGGCAGGCATCACCACCAGCGTGGGCATGATTGACGGCTACTTCTTGGCGTTTGATGCGGCCACCTCGACGTATTACATCAGCGAGCTGAACGACGGCACGACGTGGGATGTGACGCAATATGCCCAACGGAGCATTGCGCCAGACCCGTGGGTGTCCATGACGGTGGACAGCAATCGGCAGATTTGGCTGATTGGCGAGCAGACCGGCGAAGTCTGGTATGACGCGGGCACGTCGCCGTTCCCGTTTCAGCCAGTGCCGGGTAGCGTCTTTGGCTATGGGACGTGTGCGCCAGCCAGTGTCAAGCTGGTGGGCAGCAGCATGATGTGGTTGTCACAGAACGCCAATGGCGCAGGGCAAGTGGTGGGAGCCAGCGGTCTGGCT